TAGTGATGTCATCGGTACCGATAGAGAATGTGACAGGGTCAGCAACCGTCATAACCCAGCCAGTACCCTTCATGGTAAGACCGTCATAGACGTAGAAATAGCTGCCTGAAACTTCAGACGACTCATCAATAGTAGAGACACGCTTCAGGATAAATGGTGTTCCGGCGTCGCCGATTTGCTGAACAACATAATCACCGTTCTCAAGAGCAGTGCTCTGAGCGCGAACAAGAATACGATCACCAACTAACGGAGTCTTACCGTCAGCGGAAATAGCACCGTTAGCTGTACCAGTCAGTGTTGAGTTAACACCAAATGTACCATTGTTATAGGTAGCAGCCAAGTTACCCGTTGTGGCCAGACGAACTGAAGGCTTAGTAACAAGACCTTGTGCGACGGCGTCGACGTATTGCTTAGAAGCAGGATGCATAGCTTGCTGAGGATCAGCATGCAGCGTGATGTAACCAGTCATCGTACCGCCAGCCTTAGCCAGCTTGGTATTATCTTGAGCATCAACATACGTCTTAGTGACAGGATCACTATTCAGAGTGTTAACTGTAGACTGGATTGAAGTGATTTGGTCTTGCAGGCCAGAATCCTGAGAATTGATATATGTCGTCAGCGTAGTAATAGCGCTATCAACATACTGCTTAGGAGCAGCTTCAAGATTAGCAGTCGGGTTACCCGGAAGAACCAGAGCACCAGTCATGGTGTCGCCAGCCTTGGAAACCTTCAATGCATCTTGGTTATCGATATAGGTTGCTTGAGCAGCATCCTTATCATCAACGTACTTCTTGGTAGAAGCTTCCAGATCTGCCGTCGGAGCACCAGACAGAACCAGAGCACCTGTCATGGTATCACCAGCCTTAGCGACCTTCAGAGCATCACCAGCATCGGTGTATTGCTTAGTGGCAGCTTGAAGCGAAGCAGATGGGTCAGCAGACAGAGTCAGAAGACCTGTCATCGTACCACCAGAAAGATTAACCTTAGTGTTAATCTGATCTTGAACATTACCAGAAATACTGGCTAATTGATTAATTTCTGTAGAAGTAACAGTGATAGCATCGATCAATGTGTTCTGAGCAGAAGTCAGGTGTTTGGTATCATCAGAAGCATGTGATGTAATACCGGAATCAACATAACCCTTAGTAGCGGCATGCAGACTAGTTGTCGGGACAGCGTGCAGAGTCAAGAACCCAGTTAACGTATCACCAGCTTTGTTTACCTTCAGTGCATCAGCGGCGTCGGTGTATTGCTTCGTAGCCGGTTGCAGTGAACCAATAGGATCAGCAGCCAGTTCGATAGCACCAGTCATTGTACCGCCAGCTAAAGGCAGTTTAGCATCAAGCTGTGTCTGAACTAAAGAAGTTGTACCTTCGAGGTAGTTAACTTCAGTTGACGTAACTGTCAGAGCATCCAAGAAGGTGTTCTGGCCAGCAGTCATGTGCAGCGTAGCATCTGACGTATGTGTGGAGATATTAGAATCAACGTACTGCTTGGTAGCAGCGTGAAGAACACCGGTAGGATCGGCGTGAAGTGACAAGAAACCAGTCATTGTGTCGCCAGCTTTGGCAACCTTCAGAGCGTCTTGGTTATCGATATAGGTTGCTTGTGCAGCATCCAGATCGTCAGCATACTTCTTAGTGGCTGCATGCAGATCGGCGGTCGGAGCACCAGACAGGACAAGAGCACCAGTCATGGTGTCGCCAGCCTTAGCGACCTTCAATGCATCAGCAGTGTCGGTGTATTGCTTCGTAGCCGGTTGCAGTGCAGTCAGCGGATCAGCAGACAGAGTCAGAGCACCAGTCAGTGTTCCACCAGCCAAAGCAAGCTTAGAGTCAACTTGTGTTTGAACATTGGAAGAAACACCAGACAGATAGTTAACTTCCGTAGACGTAACAGTGATACCGTCGATGAAGGTATTCTGTGCAGAGGTCAGGTGAAGTGAAGCATCAGTAGCATGTGTCGATAAACCTGAATCAACGTACTGCTTGGTAGCAGCGTGAAGATTACTAGTCGGATCGGCAGACAGAGTCAGAAGACCAGTCATTGTGTCACCGGACTTGGCAACCTTTGTACCGTCTTGTGTATCTACATAAGTCTTAGTAACCGGATCAGTGTTCAGTGTTGAAACTGTTCCTTGAAGTGTAGTGACTTGACCTTGAATATTTGCATCAGCAGAGTCAACATAACCTTTGTTAACAGCATCAGCAGCAACAGCCGGAACAGTGTTCAGACGAAGCGTACCAGCGCCATCAACTGTCACAGCACCAGTAACGGTACTAGAACCAGTCTTAGAGACCTTATCAGCGATATCAGCAATAACGGTATCAGAAACCTTCACACCGTTGGTGGAAGAAGTCAGCGTTGTTCCGTCAAGATTAACTTGAAGCAGACCACCAGCGATTTCCAGACCGCCTGCAGTTACCAGATTAACTTCGAGAACATCAGCATTAACGGCCAGACCGTTACCGTAATTAACATTCAGGATATTACCAGACAGTGACAGAGCATCGCCAGCAGTCAAGTTAACTGATGTATTAGTCGGTGTCCAGTTACCTTCGTCAGTGCGGGTGTACGAAACACCAAACTTAGAAGACTGCGGATCAAAGACCAGAGTTGTAGAACCAGCTTCAATGATGTCATCAGCGTACTGAATAGCACCAGGAGTAGCATTAGTAATAGTGACAATCTTGTTGTCATGAGCTGTCAGGGTAGCACCAACAACAGTTGCTGACGTCAGAGATACACCAAAGCGATCACCAACAGCAACAGCACGAGCTTGCAATTCAACCCAAGCAGCACCGTCCCAGAATACAGCATAACCAGCCTTACCAGCCCAAACACCAGTCGGAGCAGCACCAATGATATAAACATCATTAGTAACAGGAGATCCTGGAGCAGCGGTCAGATCATCAGCAACAAGGTTGATATCTGAAACTGGATCTTGCCATTTCTGACCAGCCAGCAATGAATCAACATAAGACTTATTAACAACTTCAGTGCCAGTGGCCGGAACCTTGGAAACAAAAATTGTTTTGCCAGTATCAAGAGTAACATCACCTGTAATCAAACCACCGGCTTTGTCAAACTTAGTATTAATCTGATCTTGAACATTAGAACCAACACCAGAAAGCTGGTTAACTTCTGTAGCCGAAACGGTAACGGCATCCAAGAATGTATTCTGGGCAGCAGTCAAGTGCTTGGTATCGTCAGCAGCATGTGTGCTGACTGTTGAATCAACATACTGCTTAGGAGCAGCTTCAAGATTAGCAGCAGGATTACCAGACAGAACCAGAGCACCAGTCATGGTGTCACCGGCCTTAGCGACCTTCAGTGCGTCAGCAGCGTCGGTATACTGTTTCGTAGCCGGTTGCAAAGCAGCGGCAGGATCAGCAGACAGAACCAGAGCGCCAGTCAGTGTACCGCCAGCTAACGGCAGCTTAGAATCCAACTGAGTCTGAACATTTGAAGCAACACCAGACAGCTGATTAATTTCAGTAGAACTAACAGAAATTGCATCAAGCAGTGTATTCTGACCAGATGTTAAGTGCAGTGATGCATCGCCGGCATGACCAGAAACACCTGAGTCAACATACTGCTTGGTAGCAGCGTGAAGTGCAGAAGTAGGATCAGCATTCAGGGTAAGATGACCCGTCATCGTGTCGCCAGCTTTGGCAACCTTCAGAGCGTCTTGGTTATCGATATAGGTTGCTTGTGCGGCATCCTTGTCATCCACATACTTCTTGGTAGAAGCCTGGAGATCAGCAGTCGGAGCACCAGACAGGACGAGAGCACCAGTCATGGTGTCGCCGGCCTTATCAACCTTCAGTGCATCAGCAGTGTCGGTGTATTGCTTGGTAGCCGGTTGCAGAGCAGCAGTCGGATCAGCTGAAAGAACAAGCGTACCTGTCAGTGTACCACCAGCCAGAGGGAGCTTGGAATCAAGTTGACTCTGAACACCAGAGGTAACACCGGAAAGAAGATTAACTTCGGTATTCGAAACAGTGATACCGTCAAGGAAAGTATTCTGAGTCGAAGTCAGGTGCAGGGATGCATCTGAAGCATGTGTCGATAAACCTGAATCAACGTACTGCTTGGTAGCAGCGTGAAGATTTGATGTAGGAGCAGCATTCAGCGTCAGATAACCAGTCATCGTGTCGCCGGACTTGGCAACCTTCAGAGCATCACCAGCGTCGGTATACTGCTTAGTAGCGGCTTCAAGACTAGTTGACGGATCAGATGCAAGCGTCAGAGCGCCTGTCATTGTGCCGCCAGCCAGTGCCAGCTTAGAATCTAGCTGGGTTTGAGCATTGCTTGTTAAACCAGAAAGATAATTGACTTCGGTACCTGAAACAGACAACGAGTCAAGGAAAGTATTCTGGGTTGAGGTGAGATGCAGACCGTCATCATTAGCATGTGCAAGAATACTGTTATCAACATAATTCTTGTTCGCGGCTTCCATCGGGAGCTGCGGGTCGCGCGGGGTGATGATTGGCTGATTACCATATACACTAAGTTTCATTTTAGCTCCTTAATTCACTAAAAAAAAGAAAAAACTACCTGATTCCTTCATTCTATTTAAAAAAATCAGATTGGTGGTTATACGCCTCGTGGTGAATGTAAATAGCTAGTGAGGATAGCCATAACTTCATTAAACTTGTCGTCAACGTAGGCTTTAGTGACAGGATCAAGTGTTATTTGTGTAAAATCAGTTTGTAACTGATTAAACTGTAGCTGAAGATTTTGTTGAATATTATCAACATACTGTTTTGTAGTAGCGTGTGACGATTGGACTGGTGACTGATTTAAACTCAGTGGACCAATCATGGTGTCACCACCTTTGTTTAATTTAAGATTATCTTGTTGATTAACATATGAAGTTAAAGCATAGTTAGATAACATTGAAGTTATCTCAGAATTATTAATTAGCAAACCATCGACATATTGCTTAGTTGCAGCATGTAAAGGATCTAACGGATTATTGGCAAGAGTCAAGGGACCAGTCATGGTATCGCCTGACTTCTTAATATAAGAAGATAAAGAACCTGTGTTAAGCAGTTGGAAGAAGTTATTAATTTCTTGTTGTGTTAATGACGAGTTCGTAATAATAGCATCACGAATTTCACCAAGCTTAGTTACAAGTTCTGCTTGACCGAAGAACTGATCATAATCTTGATAGTGCGGAGACGGAGGTAATGAATTAGGAACATTAGTTAAAATATCCCAAATGGTTGTTCTAGGGTTATAAGCTTTATCAGCAAGAGTTGTAAGAACAACTAACCTGTCAGCAATCTGATCACCACCGATTGTCTGGTAGTTCATTTTCAGAACACCATTCAAATTTAAGTTATGGAGCGTTACAGCACCATACATTGCTTTACCCGTGACACGAGTGCCAGTGACATATTGCAGTGCGAATGAATAATCAACATCCTCAACCAGAGGTGTAGTGATACCGTTAATAGAAATAGATAATGAGAAATTGTCAACAAAGAAAGGTGCAAAGTTAGGAACTAAGAAATAGTAGTCCTTAAAATGCGCCTCGTTTACAGTATGAAGTTCATTTTCAATTAGGTTAGCCGGATTGTTACCCGACATATCTAAAGGATATGTAACAGTTGGCATGTCGTGTCCTTTTTAAGTAAATCAAAAAATTCACTACCAGTGGGTGTTACCCCACTGGTAGAAACTTTTATTTGCCGAAATATATATCTGCTACTTGTTTAGAAACATGCTTAAGCAGCCTGTTTGTAGTACCAATCATGATAGGTGATGTCACAATACGATTAAGCATGCCTCGATAACTAAAGACAGCATCGATACGTTCACCACCTTCTGACATAATTGTATTTGTATAAACGTCAGAAATAACTGATTTCATCTGATTAGCAAACACACCTTTGTCACCAATAGCCTGTGTTAACCGAACACGGATATAAACTTTAAGTTCTAATGTATCAAGGTTAAGATTCTTTCCACTGACTCGATATTCAGAACTAACTTTACCAACGGAATTTTCAACATCTGTTCCTTTGGATTCCTCATACAGTTCTTTATCTAAATAAGAAGCCAATTTACGTAAACTTGGTGACATATCTGACAGTTCACCGTTATATCTTATTTCATATTTATCGACTACACCTTTAACTTTTGCTTTAGGTGCAAGAGAAGCTAGATTTTGAAGCATCTCAATTGTTGATTCAGAAAGATTATTGTAATCTGTATTCTCATCCAGCACAGTAAATAGAACATCGTTAGGTTCAACATTTGTTCCTTTAGAGACTAAACCAGTAATAATTTTATTAAAATCAATAATGAAAGATTTCTCTTTTACAATTGTGGTAGCCATATCTTCACTGAGTTGAGTTGAGATTGCTGAAGAGTCTTCAAACACTTCATTGGTCATCATCAAAGCTACAGTAACAGTTCTACCAAATTTCATAACAAGTTTTGTTGGATCTAACCAATCAGGTTCAAAGAACCCTGTGTTATAAACCAAGTAATCACTCTTCTTGAATTTATTGCCAGTTTGAAGTCTGGTAACTAATTCATGAGGATAAACAGAACCTTCCATACGTCCGTATCTGTTACCTAATTGGATGCTTTCAGTTGTTCCATCTTTGTACTTAACTGTTAACAATTTATCATTTTTAGCAATAACTGAACCATCTTGTTGTGCAATAGTACAGTAAAGCTTGCCAACCTTAAATGGCATTAAATATTCATAACCAGTTCTAAGCAACGGTTGCTGATAACCTTCGGACATGATTGTATGTCCATTTTGAATATTTACAAAGTTGATCCGTTTAGGATCGTCTTGATCTGAACCAGGTGAAAGCATAACCGAGGTTGAGAACAATTTAGATTTATTTGTAAGATGATCATTGTTATCCATGTCAATCAAACCACGGACATCTTTGAATCTTGCATACGGTGTAAGGTATGTATTAAGTGCAACGTCACCAGAGTCGATGGTTGCTTCAGATACAAACCCAATATCATTTTCATGATAACGTCTCATGTACATTGGAGTGGCATCTTTGTTAAGACCATCCATACCTGAGAAAGTGATTGCTTCAATTTCCTTTGTATCAGTGATCGGATTATTATCTTCAGTTATCTTAACGGTGTTATCTTGAGTGACGTAGTTCCACACTTTGTACGGATCAAGTTCAATCTTGGATTTACTACCACCCTTAAACTTATAGGCTCTAATACTTTCTGACAAAGCACGATACATCAACCCAGGCATTCTATCGTAACCACGGATGCGAGAGTACTTAGGATCGTTAATATCAGGGTAAGCAAAGTCCTTTAACATTTCGTTAGCTCTAAATAAAAGCTTAAAGAAATCTGTAGGTTCTTTCATACTTGCAAGAACATCGATTGTAATCGGGTCAAGGAAGAGTTCCTCGAGAAGATTAATTTCCTTAATATGGATCAGGGAAAGATTACGATGCTCGAACAAGGCTAAATAAATTTCTTTATAGTCAAAGTCTTTCAACTCGTGTTGTTTAATAACATCTTTAAAATAGAAGAACCCATTAAACAGAAGGAAGTCTTCAGGTTTGGTTGGTTCAATGATTAACTTATAGTCGTTAAACTTAAGAACAATTTCATTCTTAGTTGGTTTGTATTGTTTATTTGATTCGAGTAATTGATGCTTAACACCAGTGACTGAAATCAAATTAGAGATACCTAAGTAATAAGCCATAACAACGCCTAACGGAATACCGTCACCTAGGATGTTTATCATGGTGAAAGATTTAGGAACCTTCGTTCTATCCATTTCTAATAGATCGACTAAGTCACCCATCTCTTCCATATTCTTAGAGTAGTTAAAGATATTATCTTGATAATCAGTTGCTAGAATATTCTTAGACTTATCATAACCAATGAAAACTAGATCCTTAGCTGCAAGATCTTTGATAACTTTTTCATCGATATAGTTAGTCATCTGTCTATAGTTAAACAGGAACTTGTACTTATCTGTTTCAACGGTGTCAAAGTTCATTGACATGTTGCTATACATGTTAGGTAGCTGAATCAAATTGGAATAAAAGTTACCAGGTTTGATTTTAACAATGTTACTGTCACCGGCAATATAGGTTTCTTTAATATGATCAACGATATGTGAATAACTATCGAAACTCTTACGTTCAGTTCTAAATACAAACAGTTTACTATAGTTACTTGTTAAAGCAACACGAGTAGGAGATATTTTACGAATAGGAAGATCAGTTCTTTGCTTACGCATTCTGTATCGAATACCTGACGCAGTGAACTCACCTTCGGAATCAATCTTCGGCAATCTGAAATAAACAGTTGACTCTTTACCATGCAAAGGTTTCAGTGTTAACTTATGAACTTCATAGTTACCTAAAATAGATGAATTGTTTTCAACCGTATAGTCTTTAATAATAACACCAGCCTTTTCGATATTCGTCACACAAGCAGCGATATCTTTATGCAGAACTGTTGTAAGGTATTTCTTATCAAGATTAAGAACAACTTCTTTCTTTAAGTCATCTGCGATTAATGTGTTATCAATATCTAGATTCGTGTCTTCCTTAGTCAGTTTTGTTTGACCAGGTATAATTTGTTTATAATTATCTATAGTTGTATTAGGATCGTAAGGAGACTTAAGTTGTTGTCTTGTCTCAAAAGTCTTCCTTAGTGTTCTGATTTCTTGCGAAGTCAAAAGCTTAAATTCTAATACTTCTTTTAAATAGTTATCGAATTTATTTTGTAAGGTTTTATCTTTAAGGATAGTTTCAATATGGTCAGGATCATTATTGATAACAATAGGAGACTGGGTTTGTTCTTCTGTTTCAGAATCAAGTTGAAGAATAGAGTCCTCAAAAATACGATCTGTTTCAGATGCATCGATTGTTGAAAGCTCATCATCTAAAAGTTGATTTAAATTTGTGATATTAATATCGACAGCACTATTAATTCGATCATCAAATACTTTATCATTTTTATTTAACGGTGCAACCTTGGTTCCAGGTATAATAGAATCTGGTGTCGGGAAACTATCCATCTTATCACTATCATGAGTGATGTCAAAGTCCTGTTCATGCTCTTCATCATCTTCATGTTTAATTTGATCACCACGTATTTCTGGTGTATCATCTGTTAATACAACCTTTTCACCTTCTTCATTTATTTCAAGTAAGGCATTTATTTTATTTTGAATTTTATAAAGTGTTAGAATAAGTAATTTCTGAGCTTTAGCATTAGAAATCTTTGATGTATTTTCTAACTTAGATTCTTCACAGATACTGCGAATAACATAGAGCGGTAAAAATGAACTATAACCTTTGTAAGATAATTCAATAATAATTCGTTTAGAATCTTCATCTGTGATATTCTTTAAAGTAGATCCTTGACGTGTTGTCTCAAGTAACCATCTGTAAAGATCTAGAATTTGTGCTAGTCTGTTATCATTAACAATTCTTGCAAATTTAATAGGGTTAAACTTTAAAAGAACATTGATAACATTAACATTAGGGATAACGTTAGGTAATTCAATTTTAACAAACTGATAGGATTCATTTTCTTTATTAATAGCTTCTTTAATATAATACCAATATGTACCATAAAGGTTTTGATATTTATAATGAGAAGAAAGTAAAGATCCTTTATATTTGTAAAGATCTTTTAAAATGTTATAATTATAAACAGCAATTAAGTTAACATCTTGATTAGGTATTTCGAGAAGATTAACATTCTTGAAATCACGATTATTTTCTTGCATCCATTTACGGACTTCTTGTCCTGCCATTTTATTCAGCAGCGTTGACGTTTCTTCTTTTGAAATAAGATCGACAATATTGAAAACAGGAATTTTTTTATTCTTAAGGATGTTGTTAAAATAAACAAGATCCCTTGTCGGAAAATGATTATCAAAAGCATTTTCTAGGTAATGAATAATAGATAATCTTGGAAGACTAATCTCTTCTTGTTTAATAACCGCTGGATTAAGTAAGTAAATAGGGCTTCTTATAGCTTCTTTTAAAAGAAACTGATTGAACATTAAAAGCATGTTTTTGTCCTTGATGGATGATCACAAAATTCAATCTTGTTTGTTTTTTTAATTTAGGTCTTTGAAGACAAGAATTCTGTGAACCATATTCTAGGCTAACTAAGGAGCTATTATGAGAGTTAACATGGGTAGAGAAGGTACGTCTTCTTCTTCTTTAAGTGCCAATGGCGGCGCAATGCTCGGACCACTGATCCTTGCTAACGGTCCATCGCAACCTTTAGAAGCTGCTACTAAATACTACGTTGATACTGTTTTTTCCAGCTTGAATGCTAATAATGTTCTTGGTGGAGTTTTACCTATTTCTAGTTTACCTGCATTTACAGGTGATGTCACATCTAGTCAAGGAAGTAATTTCCTCACTTTAACTAATCTTGGTGTCACACCAGGAAGTTATGCTAAAGTTATTGTTGATACCAAAGGACGTATTACTGGTAATGATATTTTAGTAGGATCAGATATACCTAATTTTGATTGGAATAAAGTAACTGGTAAGCCAAATACTCTTTCTGGTTATGGTGTTACCGATGCTTTATCAACAGCAGGTGATGCTCTAACAGGATATCTATCTGTCTCAAACCCTACACAAGCAATGAGTGTAATTAATAAGCAGTATGTTGATTCTGCTCTGAACAATAACACCTCAGTTGTAGGCGATATTATTCGTAAGTCTTACGCCACAACACCGTCTGGTTTCTTACGTTGTAATGGTGGAGAGATTGATAAAATTATTTACGCTGATCTTTATTCTGTTATTGGTGATAATTTCAGTGTAACTTCTTTAGCAGGTTCTGGTAAACCTTGGCAACAACAGTATCAGATCAATACCACACAAACTGGCGACATCACTGGTTGGGTTGCCGGAACTGCTTTGCCTGGTATTTTAACTGAATCTTCTGTCATTGTAACAAAGAACCGTGTATATTTGCTTGGTGGTATAAATGATGCGGCTTCGGTATCTACTGTTTATACTGCTTCTATCAACAGTGATGGTACGTTAGGATCATGGACAACCGGAACAGCGTTACCAAGTGTTGTATCTTATTCACAAGCAGTTGTTATTAAAAATAGAGTTTATATTTGTGGCGGTTATATTGCTGGTGGTGCCGCTCTTGCAAGTGTCTATACAGCTGCTATTAACAGTGATGGTACTTTAGGTGCTTGGAGTGTAGGTCCTGTGTTGCCTGGTGTATCTATGGCAAGTTCTGTTCTAGTGACAAAAACTAAAGTTTACTTGTTAGGTGGGTCTGACGGTACAACAAATTACTCTACTGTTTATATGGCTACTATCAATAGTGATGGTACTATAGATGCTTGGACCACTGGAACAGATTTACCAGTAAACTTATCTTACTCTTCTGTAATTGTTACAAAAAATCGTGTTTATTTAGCAGGTGGAAAATCTGGTCTTGCTTATATTTCTACTATTTATACCGCGGCGATTAATGCGGATGGTACACTCGGCACTTGGACATCTGGAACTGCTTTGCCTGGACCACTAGGCATTTCTCAAACCGTTGTCACTAAGAATCGTGTTTATCTCTTAGGTGGTAATGTCTCTGGTACTGTTACTGCTTTAGTTTACACTGCTCCGATTAATGTAGACGGCACACTCGGTACTTGGACTACGGGCACTTCGTTACCAGGACCTACATCTATATCACAAGTTATAACAACTAATAGTAAAATTTATCTTTTAGGTAGATATAATGGAACTAGTCATTCTGGTGCTGTTTATGTGGCTAGTTTTAATGGTGGTTTGAATGATTATTCTGGTTATTATGACGGTACTATTTCGCCATTAGAACCTATTGATCAATCAACCGTATTCTCTTTACCTGATTTCAGTGCTAAAGAAAAGAATGGTTCGTATATTTACATCAAGCATTAATTAGATAACCTAGAGAGAGGTAATCCCTCTCTCTAGGTATATTTTTTCATTTACGAACCATGATACTATTTAAATTAAACATAAAATATACCTAAATAATATGATAATTATTATAAGGGTTTCATTAATGTTACTAAAAGAACATGAAATATATAAAGGATTTTATTATTGTCCTTTTGCTAATGAAACAATAGTTCATCCTATTGGTGAAGCAATATCTTTACGTACAAATAAAAAATTACCTAAATGGTACGATAAAAATAATAACATGGTAAAAATTTTAATTCATCACGATAATAGTATAAAATATATGAATCTACCCACACTTGTAGGTAGAATGTTTATACATATTCCGGAACAGTTAAAGAATAAAAAAATATGTATTTATCAAGATTCAGATGATAAATATGATATGTCAAATTTAAAATGGTGTACTTATAAAGAAGTTCAAGAAACAGCTTTTAATAAAAAAAGAGATTTTTTTAAACAAAGATTTAAGCTACCAGACTATATTAATAACGCAGATTTTTATGATAAAGAACCTATTAAATGTGAATTTAAACCAGGATATTACTATATACCATTTACTAAAGCTGCTATAATTATAAATAAGAACGGTGATTTATTTAATCTTGAAACTAACTTAGAACACCCATTTACTATTAATAAAAAAGGTTATAAAATAACACAATTAGGGTCTGATAATTTTAAATCAACATGGCAGGTGCATAGAATAGTAGGACTTATTTTTATTAAAAAACCAATTCAGTTTAAAGATATTTCATTTCAAGAATTAGAAATTAATCATAAGAACTGTAATAAAATTGATAATTTAGTTGATAATTTAGAATGGACAACTACTTATGAAAACATGAAACACGCTTGGGAAAATAACTTAGTACAAACTAATAAGATAGTTTTAGCTAGAAATATTCTAACTAATGAAGTTCAAGAGATATTTTCTATATCAGAATGTGCTGAAAAATTTAAAATTGATAATTCTATATTTCATAAACATATAAATTCTTCTAGTGTTGGTAGAATAATAAGATATAACTATGTTTTTCAACTAAAGGAAAAATTTATTAAATGGCCTAATAAATTAATGATTGAAACTGATTTTAATAAATTTAGACCATTCTGTAGATTTGTATTTATTAATACTATTACAAATGAAACTTTATTATTCTTTAGTTTACCAGACGCATGTAAATATCTTAGATTAAATATAAATACACTTAAGAATAACAAAACTAGATATGGTCTAAATAAACTAACTAATAACTGGTTATATATAACCTTTAATGAATACTTAGATAATAAAGGAAAAGAAATATGATACTCTTTCGAGACGATTGGAAAAATAAGTATCCAAACGCCATCATTCACTACGAAACAAAAAACTTAACATTTCTCAGACTAGCTGAGATCTATTATAAAATGGGTGTTCAGAATAATGCATTTCATTTGTCATTATTAGACCCTGCATTAAAAGATGTTGATCCTCATAATCCTAACTTATCTTTACAGTTAAAAGCTCGAGTAGTTAAAGAGTGTAAATTAAACCCCTGGTACGTCTTCAGAGAGGTTCTAAGAGTTCCGATACCTGGTAGCCTTGTGCCATCCAAGTTTCGAGCAGACAGAGCGAATATAGCACTCTACTGGTTATTCTTTAACCATGTGATGACACTGATTGTTATTCTTCGTCAAACTGGTAAAACAACTTCCTTGATGAGTCTAGTAACAGGGATTTTAAACTTCTGGTCATCGAATACATTTATTAACCTTCTAACTAAATCAGAAGGTCTTAAAGCTGAAACTCTAACTAAAGTTAAAGCTTTATTTGAAGAACTACCTGACTATCTAAATTTCTCAGATAAGAAAGATATTTTTAATAGCGATGAAGTTCGATTAAGAGATTTTGATAATGTTTTTAAAGGTAACCTTTCTTCTTCATCGCCTAAACAAGCTGAAAAGGTAGGTCGAGGTTTCACATCACCTATTAACATTATCGACGAATCAGCGTTTATCGAAAACATTGCTATCGCTATGGGTGCTATGCTCATGTCGGGTAATGCTGCTCGTGAGTTTGCTAGAGAACTTAAGAAGATGTACGGTACTGTGTTGGCCACAACGGCTGGTAATATTGACGACCGTGATGGTAGTTATGTATTTAGTCTTGCTAACAGCGCTACGTTTTGGGATGAACATCTCTTCGATTGTAAAGACGAAGATGACCTCAATGAAACTATTCTTAAGAATTCGAATGCCTCTACTAACCAAACCAAGAGACCGATCGTTAACATTACGATGAGTTATCGTCAGTTAGGTTATGATGATGAATGGCTTGCTCGTAAACTTGCAGAAAACATTTCGACACCTGAGAACATCGGTCGAGACATTTTCAACCAGTGGCTTTCTGGTTCTAATCTTTCACCTATTCCTAAACAGTATCTTGATCTTATTAAAGAAAATATTATCGAACAACCTCGTGTTGAATTCTATTCTCCGTATAACTATCTGTTAAGATGGTATGTTACTGAAGAGGATATGCAGGTTCGTATAAGTAACGGTAATAGTTTCACCATTGGTATCGACACGTCAGATGCTGTTGGTCGAGATGACATTGCTTTTATTATGCGTGACCACACTAGCGGTCAAGTTCTTTGCACTGCTGTTTTCAATGATCTTAACTTAATTACATTGGCTGACTTCTTTGTATCTTTCTTAATGAAGTTTGAGAAAGCTGTAATGATTATTGAAAGACGAAGTAGTGCAGCTACTATGATTGACTACATTATACAGAAACTTCTTCTGCATGAAATCAATCCGTTTACAAGACTCTATAATACTATCTTTCAAGAGAAAGAAAAATATGAAAAAGAGTATGAAGAAATTATTAAAGCTAAATATTACAACGAAGAAATCTTTGTTAAATATAAGAAACATATTGGATTTGTTACATCTGGTAGCGGTATAACCTCTCGATCAGAACTTTATAGCAGTACACTTATTTCTATGCTGAAGTATACAGGTGCTTGTATTTATGACCAGAAACTTATCACACAGATCTCTGCTTTGATTATTAAGAACAATCGTATTGATCACCCAGAAGGTGGTAATGACGATATGGTTATTGCTGGTTTACTTTCTTATTGGCTTCTCACAAATGGTAAGAATCTTAACCTATATGGTATTGATACTAGTTCTTTGTTGAAACATAACAAAGTTTATTTATCTGAAAAGTATGCTGTTGTTGAAGATGACTATTCAGATCAAGAAGTTATGGAACTTGAATATGAGTTTAATGAGTTAATCGATACTTATAAGAAAGAGTCTAATGATATCATCGCTAGACAACTTGAAATACGTATTAAGAAATTAGCTGCAGATCTAAGAGTCTTTAACCATGTAATATCGGTTGAAGATCTTCTTGAAACAATTAGTAGAGAACGTAAGTTAAAGTCTAGAAGATTAGCATAGTATAAGACAGAGGAAGGCATATGCCTTCCTCTGTCTTAGTTTACTCAATAGTTATTGCTCTAGTGTCAGCTGGATGACTTTTAATAAAGGTAAAGATTGTATCCACGTAAAGATCCAATAATACTTCTGAAAGGATCTCGTAATTGATTTTAAACACAACCAGTTTAATAACAATAATAACTTTGTCATTAAGTTCTTGACGTTTAAGAACTACTTCATCAGGAACTTTAAGTTCAACTAAGAAACTATTTAATAGTAGTAAGTTATCGAGTTTACGACGTTTTCTACGACGGTCTTCTTTGAAGATAAACCGCATAGGTCCCATGTTACTCATTAACTCATATTCGCAAAATGTTTTTAATTTATCGTAGTTAACAAAGTTAGCTCTGTCAATAACTATAACTTTAAATATAAGCAGCCGATAAAAGTATTTTAGGAAGTTCTTTATTAAGTTTCCCATTTCTTATCTCACTGTTAAAGATGCCACACTTAATTTAAGATAACCAGATACGGTTTCTTTAAGGAATATAATTTCAACATTGGAAAGAGCACCAACTCCGGTGTTAAAAGTAAATACATTATCATACTCAATTACAGGTACGATGATACTTTCATTTAAATATCTAACTTCGATATGGGTTGGTTCAGGAGCTTCCAACTCAGTATTAGGATTAAATAATGGAATAGTATTACGATATAAATTAATGATGAAATCACTAACTGTTGTAAAGTTATTATGGATACTAATCTTGGTATTAAATAAAGCGTCTTTAGTTGCTCTTAGATTTGTACCGAAGTGTGGTGTCGAAGACGGGACTTGTGTACCAACTTCCCAGATATTAACATTTGTAGGTTCACTAGCAGGACCGCGAAGAATAATATCAACGGTCTGAACATGTAAATAGTTATTGTAGATACCAGAAACATTTGACAAATTAACACTGAATATCAAACGTTGTGTGATACCGTATGCAATAGGATTGAATGTCGGCGAGTTGGACGCTAAACTAACTAAAGTTGTAACATCAAACAGAACATTGCGATCCAGATTCATAAGGAAAGCTTTATAACTATAACCGTTAGTTTCGCTAACCCAGACAGGGAACACAAACAACTTAACGTTATAGCTTGTATTAGGATTACTAACCTTTAGTGTGTAAGGTCTAGTAACATAGAAGTTATCGCTTTGAACAGATGTCAAGGCTGATTCACCAGCGTTCATTCTGTAACTAAGCACTAACGGAACCTTGTGACCAAGGATAGTGCTAACAAATTGATCGAGACCATATAGACGGAACTTATCACCGTCAACAGGATATTCCATTTGACTTCCGTCATTATACTGAACAACACCAATCGGGTTGAACGAAGCCAAAGGAAGATTAACAGGATAATTAACATCATCAGGTTGAGATGTGCTAATAAATGCACTCTTCATGAAAATGTTGGTAATATATTTTTGTTCAGCGTAAGCTTGTGCAACAAAGGTAGATTCTTCAACAACACAAGTTGTTTTAACAATAACCTTACCATTGGAATCAAACACAACGATAGTGCATACATCGCCATCTGTTAAATCTGTAGTTGTGTTGCAACCAGGAATACTCTTAATAGCGTAGTTATCATGACTATTAAAGGCGACAAGCTGAAGAGGAATATCATGCCCAATAAAGTTTCCGTTATTATCAAAGCGTCTGGAAACAATCTTGGTATCGTCAATAAACGAACCTTTGTATATTCTAGCAACAGTAGCCGTACTAGAGTAAACACGCATAAACCCGTCGACATTTAATGTCCACGGTGTAATTGATTTGTCAAAATAAATTCGATAGTTATCGTTTGTTGATGATAAAATTTCATCAGTAGAAGCTGTTTGGGAAATAGTAATAGGTGAAAGCTCTGGAATAAATGTAATGTTATTAAGATCAGAAACACGATAAGTAGAACCGGTCTCTGGCTCAATCACATAGTCATTTACTTTTGGAATATACTTGTTCTGACCAGCACTACCCATGTAGATCTCATGGATACTCCACATTGTCCACCTGGCGTCAGGTGAATAAATAGGAGCAAACCCATCGGACCCTACAATACCAGTGGCATTATTGTTAGGCATTATGAACTCCTTAAAAAATCAATATCTAAAAATCAAAAAATTACCTTTCTAAACAGACAAAAAAGATAAGACACAGATTTCTCTGTGTCTTATCTGGTTACATTTCAAAATAATCACCTGGCTCAGAACCAGTCACTTGTGATGTCTGAGGTTCGATACTAACTAGATTGTACCTGGTTAAAATACCGTACCATTTTTGATTAACATCATTAAAACTAATTTTACTAATCAGTTCTTGGTTTTTACTATTCAAAGCTTGAATCAAGAATCCAAGACCACGGCTTGGAGTATTGTTATTGATCTGATCAAAACGAGTAAAGATATCGCCTAGATCACCACCTTGTTTGTGTAAAAATAAGTTATTTGTATTTAAGATACTAGGAACACTAAACAGTAGTTCATTTGTACCATCTCTAAAAACACCAACTTCCGCCATTGGTGTTCCTGCGATAGAAATCCATTCCATCACCCAGTTTGGACTCTTCGGTTCACCTATGAAACAGGGAAGGAAATAGTTAACAAATAATGATTCTGGAATTGAGTTAAGCATTGAGTTGTTTAATAAACCATCGAAAACGACGGTCTTCGACTTATCAATCTCCGCAAGCAGCATGTTCCTTACTGCGTTAGCTTGATCTTCAATAGACATTATTATTCTCCATCGTTATACGTAGTTACAGTCATATTATCTTGGACTGTAGTAAAATTAAACAGATCCCAGGTAACTTAAACCGTCACCGTAATTATTCATCTCAATGATATTACGAACACCTGAAGAATTTACTTCTGTGATTCTTGTGAGTTCGTGTTTAATATTTTCATCATCGATAACAGCAGCATAAATAAGAATGGCGAAGTTTTTAGCGTTAATTTCTTTTATGTCTGTCACGACATCGGTGCTGACAAAATATCTGCCAAGCAGTCGTTCAAGATCAGATTTAATAGCTGAAGCCATACTTATAGGATCATTGATATGTAAATAATAAGTTTCAGGTAAGTTAATGATGTTACCTTTATAAGCTATAGACTGTGCCGCGTCTGACAGAATATAATGTGCTAAGTTGTAAGCTAAAATATCTTTACTTGATTTTACCCAACCATTTTCGGAAAGTGATGGCAGTATTGGTGATGATTTATTCATTCTTAATCCTTTTTAATTTAAAATTTATGTTACTTATAACTAACTGTTCAAACTGTTCATTAGTCATATATTTTAATTGTTTATAATTAAACTCTAGATAGTTATATTTCCATCTGATAGCAGCATCTCTAACCATCTCATCTCTAGTTTTCTGATCTTCGAATGTATACTTACCATCATGAAAAAATGGTATATACTCATAATGTTGTATCCCGTGGAACTCTACGAGTAGTCGATACTTAGGTAAATAGAAGTCTATCTTGTAGTTATTAACGATCTCAGGTATGTTATACTGAGGCATAGCTTCAATGTTATGTTTTTTAAATATTTCTTCTAATAACAATTCACCTTTGGATGAGCTACAACTAGGGCAACCTTTTCCCGACAGATGATTTGTAGCATTTTGTAAGAATAAACCATGTTTTTTACATTTAATAAAACTCTTTACATGAGAACCTTTATATATAAAATCATCATATCCAAATCTATTACTATGTATTTTTATAAATTCTTTTATTACTTTTTCTAATGATGGTGTAAATAAATTTTTAAGTTTATTTAGTCTACAGTTAGGACACCCTTTACCAGAAAGATGAGAAGCAGGTGTTTGT